AGACTGCCGAGGCCCGGCGCGAGGCGACGCTGGCACGTGCCGCCGTCGCGGACCGGCGCCGGGAGACCGACGCGCCAGACCCTGGCCCGGAGGATCCGGTCGCCTGGGCGAACGAGCGCATCGGCCTGGAGAAACCATGAGCTGCCTGACAGCACCGCTCATCGCTGCCGCGTTCGCGACCCTGCCGGCCGACGATTGCCGACGTGTCGGGACCGACGTGGTGTGCAGTGAGGCGAGCTTCGTACTGCTGGCTGGCGGGTGCCGAGCCGCGGTCGCGGACCTGGCGCGGGCCGAGTCGGCGCTGACCGAGGCGCAGGCGTTCCGCGACATAGATGCGCGCGAGTGCGCGCGCGTGATAGCCGCGCTGGGGCAGCGCATCGCGTCGCTGGAGGGGCGTCCGGCGCCAGCCGTCCCCTGGCGCTGGCAGCATCTGGCGACCGCCGCCGGAATCGGGCTCATCGCAGGACTCGTGGCAGGCTTCATCATCGCGCGATAGAACGTCGCACGACAGAGTAACAGAACCCCGCGGGCACGCGCCCGCCGACAGGAGCACCGCATGGCCCCGACCGCAGGATACCTCGCCAAAATCAAGCGCGCAGCCACGCTGGCCGGCGCGTACACGAACGTGGCCGGGGTCGAAGACGTCACGGTCACGCGCAACGGCGAAAAGGTGGAAACAAGCGCCTACGCCGACAACGATGGCTATCGGCGCTTCATGCTGGGAATCAAGACGATCGAGATCAGCGCCGACTCAAGCTATCTCGTGGCCGACACGGAGCAGGACGCGATCCGCGCCGCTCACACGGGCAGCGGCACGACTTTCTTGCAAGTGCTCCACGACGGCACCAACGGGTTCAAGGGAGAGTTCGTCATCGACAGCTTCGACATCAAGCCGGACCTGTCTGGCAAAGTCAAGTTCAGTTTCAAGGCCAGTCTGACCGGCGGGCCGACCGTGGTGTAAGGGGTCTTTCGGGGAAAGCGCAGCGCGTAGCTCAATCGCGCAGAGCGGGTGCCGGAAACGGCCGCTGCACGCCGCCGATGGAAAGCCAGGATGCCGGTTCGAATCCGGCCGCGCTGCGTTTTCCCCTGTGATTCCGTGGAGATTCCGTCATGGCCCCGACCGTCGGATTCCTCGCAGTCATCAAGACCAGTGGCACCAGCACCGCCATGGTGGCCGAGGCCACCACGGACGTGGGCGGTGCCCACACGACCTACCAGATCACCGATACCGCCAAGCGTGTGCTGGATCCCGCCACCGCCGTTGTCGTGGACAAGGACGGCGTCCCGGCGGCAGCGGCAGACTACACGCTCGACTATTTCACCGGGACCGTGACGTTTGCCGTCGCGCTCGGGGCGGGCGTCGTCGTGACGTTCGATGCCAGCTATCTCCCCCTGCTGGAGGTGGCTACGGCGCGCGACGTGTCACTGTCGCTGGCGCGCGAGCGGCTCGACAAGACTGCCTACCAGACGAGTCAATACCGGCAGTTCACGCTGGGCGTTGGGACCTGCGAGGGCTCGCTGGAGCTGCTGGAGTTCGGCGAGGTGGACCACGACCCCGGCGCTGGCGTGGTGAAATTCACGACTCTCATCGACGGCACCACGCCGGTGCTCCTGGAGATCGCCCCCGCCACCACGGGCAACCGTCTGCGGTGTTGGGCGCTGCTGACCACGGCAGGCCACAAGAGCCCGCACGACGATCTGACCAGTCTGGCGCTTTCATTTGTGGCGGCGGGCAAGGCCCCCGCAGCGCCGTACAGTTGGGCGGCATAGCGCCGCAAGGATGCCTGCGAGCTACGCCCGCAGTGGAGTACGAGACATGGCAGAGACCGAACGCGACCGAATGCGCTCCTACACTCTGGGGCGTACCCGCCCCCGTCGCTCTGTCGCCATCGAGTGGGAGGGCATGAGCTTCGAGGTGCACGCCCCCACGGCGGGCGAGTACGACGAGATCATGCGGGCGCTCGACACGAAGCTCGTGGACGGCCGCCCCACGCTCGACGCCGCGCACGCCGCGGAGGCGCGTCGCGTCGCGATGCTGCTCCTCACCTACGTCCCCGGCACGGGGCAGCGCCTGTTCGACGCTGCCGACCACGACGCGCTCCTGACGCGCCAGCACGCCAACGACGATTTCGTGCAGGTGCTGGGCAACGCGGGGCTGGCGCTGCTGCACGGCACCGCGGAGGATGCCGCGGCGGCGGGAAAAGCCTCCCCGACTCCCCCGGCCGACTCTGGCTCTTCCGGATAGCGGAGGCCACGGGGCAGCCGGTCCATGAGGTAGAGTGCTGGCCGCTTGCCGAGGTGGTGGAGTGGCAGACGTACCTCGTCTGGAAGGCCGACCAGGAACGCAAGGCGCACGAGGCTGCACGGTCGCGGAGGTGAGACATGGGCGCGACCGTTGACCTCGGGACGCTGCGAGTCGGGCTGGAGACGAACGCCGCGGCGTTTGCGCCCGCGATGCAGGCTGCCGCTGCCGGGCTTGCCGCGGTGGAGGTTGCCGCGGCCAAGGTGGCGCCCGCGATGCGGCCGGCGGCGCAGGCCACCGTAGACTGGATGGAGGGGCTGGAGGAACTCAACAAGCACCTGGACGTGGAAGGCCAGGAGTTGCGCGATCTGGCGGATGCCTGCGGGGTCGCCAGCACGGGTGCCGCCAAGGTCGCCGATGCGCAGCACGGTGTGACGGGCGCGTCCGACAAGGCCGCGGCGTCGGTCAAGAAGCAGGGCGGCCTCGTCAAGGACCTGTTCGGCCGCGATCCGCCGGGGCAGCTCTTCCATGCAATTCAGGGGGTCACCAAGAATTTCGGCGCCATGGGAACGGCGGCCGGGGAAGCAGCCCGAGACATCGTCTTTGCCTTTGCGGGAGGCGGCGCCCTGGGGGCCGCCATTGGCGTGACGTCGCTCGCCGTCACGGCGCTGATGGAGCACTTCAAGGACACAGGCGCCGCTGCCGAGGACTCTGGCGAGGCGATGCGCAAGGCGATGGAGGAAGCGCAGAAAGGCACACAGGAGGCCGTTAAAGGCGTCCTTAAACTACAGCAGGAATTGCGCATCCTCGCCACGGCGGAGAAGCTGGGGATTTCGCATGCGCAAGCGGCGGCAATGTCCGATGAGGCTGCGATCGGCGCCAGCCTGGCGGCGGCCGTGGGGCGCGGCAAGGCACTGGAGGCGTCGGCCGCTGCTGCCACCGCCGCAGGCTCCGCGCAGCGCATGTCCATGATGCAGTTCGGCGGCGGCGCCTTCGCTTCGATGGGCCCGACGGCAGCCGAAAAGGAACTCGACGCTGCACTGAAACTCAATACTGCGGAAATCGAGAAGCTTCGCGAGCAACTCAAAGAGGCAGGGCTCGCCCTGGCGATTGCAAGCAAGGGCACCAAGCCGCCGCCCGTGACGCCCACCACGAAAGCGTCAGGCACCAAGCCGCCGCCCGTGACGCCCACCACGAAAGCGTCAGGCACCGGCGCCGCGAAGGCCCGCGGGAAGATGGGGCTCGCCCCCGGGGGCAAGGTGGGCGACCAGTTCGATACCAAGACCTGGGATGATCTCGGGCAGGAAGCCGTGGAGGCGTCGCAAGCTGCCGATGACGCGGCCAGCAACATGCAATCGGTTAGCGATTCACTGGACAACTCGGGCGACGCCGCGGACGATACCGCCGGGGCATCCGACAAGGCCGCCGGCTTCTGGTCTGGGCTGTCCGACGACTTGGACAAGTGGGCCTCCGCCGACATGGGGATCAGCGTGCCTGCCGCGGAGGAAGCCGCCGAGGCGGCAGGCACCACAAGCTCCCTCTTCGACACTGCATCTGGCGCCCTGATGGGCTTCATCAACCCTACTTCTCTGGCCACGTCCGCAGTGAGCTGGCTCGGTGACGCCATCAAGGGCGCCATCGACGCCCTGATGGATCTCTTCTGGGAGTCCAAGACGGGAGCCTACCTCCAGAGCAAGCTCGCCAAGGGCCACGAGAAGCTCGTCGGCATCGTGGACAAGGCGACCGAGGGGCTCGCGGCCACCGCTTACGTGGCGGGTGACCTGCTGGACCCCATCTTCAAGCAGCTCTTCGGCTCCACCGACGCGATGCTCCCCATCTGGCGGGCGCTCTTCGAGACCGTCAAGAGCATGGCGATGGGATTCCTCTACGCAGTCGGGGCAATCAAGATCGGGACGGGCAAGCTTCAAGAGGCGTTCGGCACCATCGTCGCCTGGATCGGCAGCATCCTGAGTGATGACCTGGAGCGCGCCGGCCAGGCCATGGCAGCCGCGGGTGCCGCCACGGTGCGCGAAGGAATGCAAGCCTTCGCGGACGCCGCGGTCATCGGGGCCCTGGACTTCGACGAGGCGCTGGCCGCGGCGCGCGAGGAAATGGACGCGCTGGCCGAGGCCACCGATGCCGCCACCGAAAGCATGACGAATGTGCCGCGCGGCTTCGCTGCCTCCTCCTGGCGCTACCGTGCGGGCAGCTATGGCGGCTCCGACGAGGAGCCCACGGGGTTTGCGGCTGGCGGGATTGTAACGAGCCCCACCTTCGCCATGCTGGGCGAGGCCGGCCCGGAAGCAGTCATTCCGCTGAAGCACTCCAAGGGGCTGCCCGGCGGCGTGTCAGTCACCATCGGGACCGTGGTGCTGCCGGGCGTGACGGACTTCGAGGCATTCCTGCGCGAGATGGAGCGGCGCGCGCGTGTGCAGCGGTTCAGTCGCCAGGGCTCGCCCGTGGCAGCCACGGGGCGTTTCGCCCTGGGGAGCGCCTGACGTGTCTGCCCTCACGCTCAACGAGATCGAGATCCCGGTCGCGGATGGCGGCGCCTCCGTGTCGGTGGACGAGGTGGGGGAGCGCAGCCGCGCACTCAACACCTTCTACCGACTCAATCGGGCGCGCGCCTTCCGGCAGTGGAAGTTCAAGACTCCATGGATCACGCCGTCCACCGCGCGCGCCTTGCGCGCCCTGCTGCTCGGCATCGGGGACACCTGGCGATTCGACGATGGCACGCTCCTGTCGAGCCGCGGGCAGGGGGCGACCGCGGGCGCCACGGACCGATTCCGCACGGCCGAGCGCTTGGCCGAAACCACGACGGATGAGTTCTACCGGCCGCGCCTCGGCAGTCACTGCCTCGCCATGGAGGCCGCGACCACGAACCTCCTGACAGGCAATCAGGGTACCGGCACCGACACGCTCGGGACACCGGCCGGCTTCGAGGCCGCGACAAGCGGCGGCGCCACTGTCGGGGTCACAACCCTGTCGTCGGTCAACCCCGCGACCGCGGCCAAGCAGGGCAGCCTGGTTCTGCGCGTCCAGACCGACGCCACGAATCAGCAGGGCGTCCGCACGACGGCCACGGTCGTGGCGGCCACCGCGGTGCATGCAGGGAGCGTCTATCTCCGCGCCACCAGCGGCACCCCCACGGTCCGAGTCTACCTGCGCAAGAATGCCGCAAACGGCGCCGTCAAGACCATCATCCTCAACACCCTGCACTGGAAGCGCGTCGAGGTGGCGCTGGCCTGCACCGCAGGAGACTCCGTTTACCTCGTGGTCGAAAACAATAGCGCCGCCGCCCAAGACTGGGAGCAGGATGCGATGCAACTGGAGAACCAGAATACCCTCCAGTATGCCACCACCTGGCAGGACCCGGCGTCCGGCGCCGTGGCGGCGAGCAACGATCTGGATTATCGGCTCTGGCCCGAGTACGACGGTGACTTGTTGCTGATGTGCTGGGCGAAGGCGCACTCTCCCACGACAACGCCCCTTGCGAGCATCATCGAGATCGGGTTGTGGCAGCCGGCCGCTGGGATGATGCAACCCTGGCTGCGGCTCCGCAAGGAGAATGCCGGCCCCGGCGCCCGGCTGGAGTATGGACTCTCCACGGCCCCGCACGTCGTGCTGAGCTACAACACCTTCACAGACCAGGAGTGGCACCACCTGGTCGGCGTGCTCCGGCGCCGCCCCTCTTCGGGCGAGCACGCCCTGGAGCTGTATGTGGACGGGGTGCAGCGTGGCTACGACGACTCGGCGCTCATGTGGGCGACCGGCCCGCTGGATGCCTGGCTCAGGAACTGGAACGGACTCCTCGACGACGTGGTGATCGCCCCGCTGGCGCCTCCGTCCGCTTGGATCACCACGTGGTATCAACAATACGGGGGCACCGCGGGCAAAGACCCTTGGGCCAGTGCGACCGCCTACGTCGTGGGCGACGTGGTGCGGCCCACCGACTGGAACGGCATCATTTACTTCTGCGTCCAGGCCGGGACCTCCGCCGGCACCGAGCCCATATGGCCCGGCGTCGGGGTCAGTGTCGCGGACAACACCGCAGTCTGGATGGGCTACCGCGAGTCCGTGTCCTTCCCCGCGCTTCCGCGACTCCATGCGCGTGGCCGACTCGTTGCCGGCGACGGCGACGGGGTGGCGCCCGTGCAAGTGATCGCCTCCATCGACGAGGAGGCATTCCTCCAGGGGTCGGACTCCGGCACCTGGGCGAACGATGCCCGGCAGATCGCCTTCACCCTCACCGAGATCGGCGAGCTGGCGCCGTAGCATGCGCGCCATTACCATACAGGAGACTGCGCTCTACGTGGGCAACGCCGCCAGCGCGTCGGCTCTGGCGCTCCCCGGCGCGAGCGCCGGCCGGGATCGCCCTGTCGGGGTCTGCGCCCTGACGCGCATCCAGGTGATTGACGATGGCGGCGTGGATGGCATCACGGACCTCACCCGCTACGGATTGCACAAGACCGACCTGGTGGAGTCTTGGGAAGTGGCCGAGTCGGTGGACGATCCGGGGGTGCACGCCACCGTGCGGCTCGCCTCGCAGGCTGGATGGGAGTCTCCGCTGCCCATCGCCAGTCTAGCCAAGCCCCTGTCGCCCGGGCGTCGCCGGCGACTCGTGATCGAGTCCGCGCTGGCGCCACCGGACCACTGCCGCAGTGATGATAATCTCCTGGATGATGCCACGATCTTCGCGGGCGACTACGCCAGCGGCGGTGACCGCACCGCAAGCGTGCACGCCTTCATCAATCTGGTCAGTGCCGCGATAACTCGTTCCACGGCTCAGCACTTCGCCGGCACGGGCTCGGTGCAGGTCGTGACGAATGCCGCGGCCGGGAGCGGCCTGTGGTTGAGTCCGGCGCTTTCGCAGGCGCCGCGGATGCCCAACCATCCCTACATCCTGAGTGTCTGGGTCCGGGTGTCCGCCGGCACCCAGACGCTGGCACTCTCCATCGACGACGGGGCGGGCGGCAGCGTCACGACCAGTGCCACGGTCGGGACCGCCTGGACAAAGCTGTCCGTTACGGGACGCAGCGAAGCCAACGGCACACTTACGGGGAGCCTGACCAATGGGGCGGGCGGTGCGTTCACCTTCTGCGCGGATGCGTTCTCGCTGGTGCTCGACGACCGCCTCACGTGGCGCCGCATCTTCGAGGGCTACATCGACACCGTGTCCTGGAACTGGCGCGAACAGTCGGCGACCATAGACTGCCGCGACCGAAGCGCCGAACTTCAGGATACATTCATCGAGGAGGAGCGCCAGTACGGGAGCGCCGGCGGCTGGACGGTTCAGTCCGTGATGCAATCGATCATCGACGACAACTTCGGCCTCGTCTGGAGCACACCATTGACGCCTGCCGTCGGGAGCTACATCCGGCCGACGGTCTACAACGGGTTTGCCTACATCTGCACCGTGTCGGGTGCCGTCGCGGGCGCGGAGCCCACGTGGCCAACCACCATCGACTCTACTGTCGTGGACGGCGGCGCCACCTGGGTCTGCGCCACCCGCTACCCGGTGCTCTACACCCCGGTTGCCCCCGCCCCCGCCTGGCTCATTCGGACGTACAAGCAGCAGCGCATGCCTGTGCTGGAAGCGCTCCAGACTCTTGCCCAGCAGATCGGGTGGGATGTGCGATTCCGTTGGGATGCCACGACAAGCGTGTGGCGCCTCACCTTCTGGGAGGCGGATCGCGCCGCGGTGGTGGAGGACCACGCCTTCACGACAGACTGGTATCATGTGCTGCGCGAGGTGACGAGCGAGCGGCGCAGCATCGAGAACATCCGCAATGCCGTGCGGGTGCTCTACACTGCCGAGGACGGAACGGGCACGCGCGGGGTCATGGAGGCGCTGGACACGACCAGTATGGCGCAGGGACTCGGGCGCCGGTTCGCCGAGTTCGCCGAGGCGAGCGCCAGTAACATCGGGGCGTCGGCCGAGGCGCAACTCATGGCCGATGCCGCCGTCGCGGACATGGCGCAGGTCCGGACGGAAGTCGAGCTGGAGCTTGCCTTTTGGCCGTGCGTGGAAGTGACCGATCTGTATTTATTCGCCGACCCTGGCGGCTGGACCTTTGCGAGCGAGTTGTACGCCACGCCGTTGGGAATCTTCACACTGGCCGCAAACGGAATGCTGTCGGTGCTGGGCTACACGCACCGCGGCGCGCCCGGCCTGACGACAACCAGTCTTCAGTTGCGCGAGGCACAGGTCACGGGCGCTGTCGCGAAATGGCTTCAACGCGAGGTGCGCCCCGGCAACGCCCCGGCGGCGCCCGCCATGTCGGATGCGCTGGCGAGCTGGCTTCAAGCCTGGCGCGGCGCCGCACAGGCAATCGTGCCGGGAGTCCTGACCGTCGTGCTCTTCGACACCGAGGGATTGGACTCATCGGCAGCTTACGCCCCGGCGTCGGGGCAGTGGACCTGCCCGCGGACGGGAGTGTGGTCCGTCGAATCGAAGGTCACCCTTCTGGCGCTGGCGGCAGGCGTCCTCATGCAGGTGGGAGTCTACGTCGGCGGCGCGCTGGTCTACGCCGAGCAGATCACCACGGGCGCCATCGGAAACCAGGCGCTCAAGGTCTCGATCCTGGGGCTGCACCTGGACGGCGGCGATGTCGTTGACGTGCGCGTCCAGCACAACGACGGTGTGAATCGCAATATCAGCGGCGCACAGGCCGACTCTTGGATCACGATCGGTCGGCAGCGGTAGCGCTCTCGCACAACAGAGAGCCCCGATCGGCCCGCGAGGGTCGGCCGGGGCTTTTCGCGTTTCTCCCCCCGGAGTCTCACCCGGGGCGGGGCGCGGCACACGGCGCCAGCTCGGCGGCGGCCCGCGCGTTGGCCACCCGCCTGAGCCACGCGGACAGACTGATCTCGGCCGCCACTGCGGCGGCATCCCAGCGGGCGCGCTCGTCGAGAGTCGCCCGGAGGCTCAGGGTTGGCGTCCGCTCGCCGGCAGGGGCACGCGGGGACTGTCCGCGGATGGGGCTCATGGGGCTCTCCGGCCCGGCGCGCGGCCGGGCAGCTCGACCTGCAGGGCGACCGCGAACCGCGCCTGGTCACGGCTCACGAGGGTGACGTGGCGCACGCGACCTACGCCTTCACGCCCGATAGCCGCCAGCTGGTCTACGGCACCAATGCGCATGGCGAGTTCTGGCAGGGCTGGACCCACGATCTGGCCACCGGTGCCAAGTCGCCGCTGATCCAGGCCGACTGGGACGTGGAGTTCGTCAGCTTTTCACCGTCGGGCCGATACCGCGTCTCGGCGTTGAA